ATGGAAATTTAAATCCAGCAGTAAATCCAGGTATATATGATAATGAAAATTCACAATATTGGGGAAGACAAACTATATATGAAACAAATGTAAAAGGTAGATTTTTATGGAATAAACCAGAAGATGTTGAAGAAGTAATTGCATATGTATGGGGTGCTGGTGGTGGTGCTGGTCCAGGATATACTGGTGGATTTCATTCTGAACGTTATAATATTCGTGGCGGAAATGGTGGTTTTGTTAAAGCAAAAATAAATGTAAAAGATATAGATAAATTAAATATTATTATAGGACAATGTGGTGGTATAGGTGTAAGTAATAAAGGTTGGCCAGGTGGTGGTAAAAGTGGAGGTAATTGTGGTTGTGGAGGTGGTTTATCTGGTATATTTTTAGAAGATGAATTTAAAATAGATAATTATGGATGGAGTCATGGTCATGATTATTATTTAACCTTTCAAAAAATAAATTCAGATATACCAGATAGTTCTATTCTTATAATAGCTGGTGGTGGTGGAGGTGGTGGTGGATATAGTTCAAGTGATAATTATCAATCAACATTAAATGGAAATTGGTTTAAAGCTATTGGAGGAGATGCAGGTTTTGAAACTGAAAATTATATTTATGGTAAATCTGGATTTAATACTAAATTACGATTAAGTAATAGTGGTGGTCCAGGAACATTAATAAGTGGTGGTTCTGGTGGTGGTCGTAGTGGTGGTGGTGGTTGGGCTAATGGTCAAAGTGGAAGTAAATTTAAAGGTGGTGATACTGGTAGATATAATCATAATGGTTATTTAGCAGATAATAGTGGAACTGGAGGTTCTGGATATTATGGTGGTGGATCTGCAGGTTATAATGGTATTGCATGTGCTGGTGGTGGTGGTTCATCTTATTATGCACATAATTTAGTTTCACCTATTATTGCATTTGGAAATGATACAGATTCTTTAAATACTACTAATTATGTTCCTTATAATATTCCAAAATCAACATCATTAGGTGGTACTTATTTTAATAATGAAAATGATCTTGATCAAAATGGTGGTAATGGATATATTATTTTAGAATATTCATATAAAAATCCAATTGATCGTAATTTATATATTAAATATTATCCTACTAAGTATATAACAATTCAAACAATTGATGAATTTATACCAGAAATTAATTCAATAAATTTAAGAAATGAAGAATCCAACTATAAAATTATAGATACATTTAATTCCTCAATATTTAAAAATAATGAATATCTCTATTTTAATGGTTTTGTTACAGAAACAACTAATAGTAATTTTATTAACTTATCAATTACAGATGAAAGTATAATTTATGCTAATAATAATATATATAACTGTGAAATATTATATATAAATTATTCATCAAATTTATATAATTATCAATCGGATATAATATTACAAAATAATATTTATAAAGTATCTTCTAATTTAGATAATATTATTAATCAAAATAATGAAACAATTTATAATTTAACTTCAACTAATAATATAGATAATGAATTTGATAATTTAATAGAAGAATTTAATATAGAATATGATACATCTGGAATAAAATTATTGATAAAATATAACAATCCAGTTAGTAGTAATATAGAAATAGAAAAATTAAATAGAACTTTGTATTTTAAAGAAGGAATTGAAGATGTTGAATATTTAGTAACAGATGGTATAAAGTATAGTTATGGTATAGATAATTTTGATAGTGTGTATTATTTAAGTTTGGATAAATTTAATTCAGAATTAAAATCAAATAGTTATAAACCTTTAATATTTAAATATGATGAAAATAATGATAATGGTAATAATCAAAGTGAATGGAAATTAAATTTAGATAAAGATGCATTATATGATATTTTAATTGTAGCTGGTGGTGGTGCTGGTGGTGCTGGATATTATCCACAACCATGGAGATCTTCCTCAAATGGTGGAGGTGGTGGTGCTGGTGGTGTTGTTTATATGGTAAATAAATATTTATTATCTTCTGTTGAATATAAAATTATTGTTGGCGATGGTGGTAAAGGTGAAAGCCCACCAATTATAACAAATGGTTATAATAGTATGATTTTAGATAATAATAATAATATTTTGGAATTTGATAATATTCCATTACTTGCATATGGTGGTGGTCATGGTTATTCAATACATGGTCCAGCACAAGATGGAGGTTCTGGTGGTGGAGGTGGTGGAAAAGCAATTCAAGGAAATACATATTGGAATGGTAATGAATATGTTCCAGGTGGATATGATAGTGATAAAAGATCATATTATTTTAGTTATTCTGGTGGTCCAGGTGGTGGATCAGCACAAAAAGGTGCAGTAAATGAGACATTTAAATATGATGGTTGGAATCATTGGTTATTTGATTGGGGAGGTGATGGTGTCTTGAATGATATTACTGGTATTCCTACATATTATGCTGGTGGTGGTCATTATCCACTTATTTATCCACATAGTAATCAATTCACTTCTGATATTTATCGTAGTAAAGGCGGTGGTGGTCTTGCACTTACTAAATGGAATAATACTTGGAATTGGTATTCAACAATAAAACATATAGTTTCTGGTGTTCCACATACTGGTAGTGGTGGTGGAGGTTTTCATCCACATTATTATGGTACAAATGGTGGTTCTGGTATTATTATTCTTAAAAAATCTAATACTTATAGAAACAAATTATATTATCCTACACCAGAATTATATTATAAAGATTCAATTATTGAAAATTTAGATAATTCTACAAAATATATTCCAGAAAATAAAATTAATTATTCAGTATTAAATTATTTAATTGAAAATAATTTTGGAATAACTAATAAATCTGAAATAATTGAAAAATCAAATTATATAAAATTAGAATATTTTAGTTTTGAAATATCTAGTTATCCAATAAATATTAGTGATGTAACAGATATAAATGGATATAGAATTTTAATATTTATATTTGATGTTAATAGACAAATTAATAATATTGTTAAATATATATTAAAAAGTAATATTTATTTTAATGCCGATTTAATAATTGGTGACAATAATTATAATTTCTATTTTAATAAATTAGTATTTATTGAAATAAATAGTAATAATTTAAATAATAAAGTAAGTGGAATAATTAATAATGAAAATACTTATTTAATAAATGATGGTGAAGTAAAATTAATATATTCTACAAATATTAAGTCTGATGATTTATATTTACCTAGATTTTTAATTAAATATAAGTTAAAACCAGTTATTAATTCTTTAATTAGTGTTAGTGATACATTATTAAAAGAATATAATTATACAAATATTATTGATAATATGTTAAGCACTAATTTAATTTATTTTATCAAATTAATTAATAATCAATGGAAATTATCTGGTTTAGATATTATAAATAAAACTAGATATGAAGATGTTAATTCTACATCTGTTAATTTAGATATATATAAAGGTAATGTAATAGAATTTGATATAAATACTAATATCAATAATCCATTTATTATTATTAAAAGTAATACAAATCCAAGTAGAAATAATACTGATAATAATTCATTAAATAATGTTACATATGATGGTATTTATATTGATGGTAAAGGATTTATTAATGGTAAAGTAATATGGAATACATCTGATTTTACAGTCGGTAAATATTATTGTATATCATCTACTGATACAAATATTTATTTTGTTATTAATATAATTGAAAAAATAAATAATAATGATCCAATTACAGATATGTCTGTTAATAATTTAGATCTGAAAATGTATTATAAATTAGAATATGATAATTTAGCAAGTAATTATGAATCTAGAGATATAATTGTATCAAATAGATTAGGAACAACAATATTAGAACCAGTTTTTATTAAATTAGGTTATTCGGAAAATACAATTCCGGGTTTTGAATTTAATAAATTGGATTTATATATAACATTAGATCAAACTAATAAAGAAGTAAATTTATTGGAACTTTATAAATATGGATATAGTTATTTTATAATTGAAACTAAATTTCCAAATAATAACTATATTATAGGAACTACTTTAGATATAATTGCAGAAAACCTTGGTGTTTATGATATAATAATAGGAATAGATAATAAAATATTAGTTATTAGAGTAAATGATAATTAATTTATCATAAATTTTTGAATATATGAATTACAAACAGGGAAGTTTTTATTCTTAAGTAATTGAAAACAATTATCACATATTATTCTGTGATCACAAGGAAATATAGTTTTTATGTTGGAATATAAAAAATATTCATAACATATATTACATTCAATATAAATTTCATTTTAAGAATATTCCTTGTTATTTGAAAAAGATCTTTCTTAAAAAGATCACTCTTAAAAAGATCTTTCTATAAATATAAAATTATTTTTATAAATATTTAAATATAATATTTTTAAATTATAAAATATTTTTTATAAATATAAAATATTATATTTTTAAATTATAAAATATTTTTTAAATCTTAAAAAGATCTTTCTCTAAAAAAAATCACTCTTAAAAAGATCTTTCTGTGAAAAAGATCATTCTTAAAAAGATCTTTCTGTGAAAAAGATCATTCTTAAAAAGATCTTTCTGTGAAAAAGATCACTCTTAAAAAGATCTTTCTCTAAAAAAAAATCACTCTTAAAAAAATCTTTCAGAGGAAAAATATCATTTTTTAAAATCAAAAAAAATCTCTGAGAAAAAATCTCTAAATTTTTATGTTATATAATTATAAAATGAGCGGAACTGTTCTTTATACAGTTAATGATGTTATTAATATCGATAATACAACAAAAAATTTAGTTTTTGGTACAAATCCATTACAAATATTTAAAAATTTAAATGATGAAAATGTTGATGAAGTATTTCGTGTAGTAAATGGTGGTTGGTTTGATAGAGTTAGAGTTAATAATATATATGCACATACTGCAGAACAAGATTCAAGTTATATTACTGGATTACAAGTTGGTAAAATTAATATAGGTGAAACTGGAAATGAAATAAATGTAAATGGTGCAAATGTTTCTATAACAACAATAGAAGATAATTCAACTACAACAATAAATGGTAAGACTGTTAAAATAGCAGAAAATCAATCAACTACAAAGTTATTAGGTTTAGATACACAAATTGGTACAAAAAATGTAGATCTAGATCCAACAAGTAACAATAGTCTTACTGAAATTTTTGGTAAAACTGTTAAAATTAATGAGTATGATAAGATAGGAACACAAACAACAATAAATGGTAAAACAATTGCAATTTGTGATAGCAACAAAACTGGAACACAAACAACAATAAATGGTAAAGCTTTAAATTTAGCTGAAAATTCATCAACAGTAGTTATGAAGGGTATTGATACTACTATTGCTACTGTAAATCAATCAAGTGTTACTACAATAAATGGTAGTAATCTTAACTTAGCAGAAGATAATTCAATTGTAGTAATGAAGGGTTTAACAACTACAATATCTACTACTGCACAAGCTGGAAGTGCTACAACGATAAATGGTAAATCTTTAAATTTAGCAGAAGATGATTCAACAGTAACTGTTAAAGGCTTAACAACTACAATTGCTACTACTGCACAAGCTGGAAGTGCTACAACAATAAATGGTAAATCTTTAAATTTAGCAGAAGATGATTCAACAGTAATTGTTAAAGGTTTAACAACTACAATTGCTACTACTGCACAAGCTGGAAGTGCTACAACGATAAATGGTAAATCTTTAAATTTAGCAGAAGATGATTCTACTGTAATAATGAAGGGAACTAATACAACAATGGCAACATCAAATTTAGATAGTGAAACTATTGTAAATGGTAAAAAAATAACAATTGGTGAAGATCGTGTAAATACTGATATGTATTTACATAGTGAAGATTTATTTATTGGAACAAGTTTAAGAACACAAAATATAATTTCAGAAGCAGATAATTATCAGATAAATGATAATACTAAAGGAGGATTTTTAAATCTTAATAATACTACATTTACTATTGATTTAGGTAGCACAGCAACAGAAATGCTTAATATTAAAAGTAATAAAATAAATATTGATTCCGAAAATGGTGTAACTGGTGAGAATGAAATTAATGTTCAAACTGATATTTTAAAATTAAATAAAAATAGTACAAAAACATATGTAGAAGTAAATGAAATAGATAGCAAAGTAGTAATTGGTGGTGAAGAATTAAATGAGACAATTGTCAATGGTTCAAATGTATATATTGGTAAAGGTGGAGGTTTTGTAACAATTTATGGTAACTTAATACAATATTCAGAAGGAAGTAATGTAAATATTGTAACAAACACTACAACAGAAGAAACATCTGCGTTTCATGTTCATAATACAGGAACAAAAACAGCTTTAACTGTTATTCAAGATAATAAAGTAAGTGGTGGTGGTTATAATTTAGTAGAATTTTTTACTCAAGAGAATCAAGATAGAATACCATTTCGTGTTGATGATATTGGTCGTGTTGGTTTAGGTGTAAGTGAATCAAGCAATTTACAAGCATGGTTACATGTAAATAGAAATGATCCAGATATTATTGGTCCAGATTATGATGATTTAGTTTTAGTTGAAGATACTGATAATGATTCCACACCATTTATAATAAAAAAAGAAGGTGATATTGGTATTGGAACAAAAACACCAAAATATAAATTAGATGTATGGACAAATGGATCAGAATTAAATGGTCAAGGTGACACTATTCGTTCAAAAGGAATTGCATTAAGAGATGTTGTTTATGTAAAACAACATGAAACAAATAGAATATTATTTGGTCTTGGAAATAAATTATATTTACATGATGGTGCAACTAAATTAGATGAAATATTTAAATCTGGATTTACATTTGAACATGATTTAACTGATACAGAAAATCCTTTTAATACTGATATTACAGATGGAACTTTTGTTTTTAGAATGTCTTGTAAAATACATATTGCAGGAAATGATGGAAATGTAGCATTCCGTCGTTTTGAAGCATTTGTAAATCCACAAAATGGAACTTTTAGTAACAAACAAATGCCCGCTCATATTTTATTAACAGATAATGTAGATTCAGTTTATGAACATTTTGAATTTAATCCAATAGTAGGTGGAACAGAATATAAAACAACGGTAGAAAATGTTAATGGAACATCTTGGAAATTAATAATACCATGGAAATTAAGAAGTGTAGATCCAATAACTGGTTCTGCTTTTACAAGTTATCCTTCTAAATCAAGAGTATATTTAGATGTAGAATTCTTTGGTAGTGAAGATATTGGTGATATTAAAGCAATACCTTTACATTTAAAAGACGATGCAGTTTTTTAATTCGTATAAATTTATTTATATTTTTTTTTATGTATTAAATTAATAATAATGCAGAAAAATAGTTCAATGGATAATATGTATTCATCTACTTATTATAGAAATGTTAAAAAAGATGAATTTTTAAGAGGAACACAGATGTATAATAAAGCACAAAATCCAATGGAAACAGGAATAGTTCCAAGACCGGCATTTGCATCTATGTTTGCACAAGTAACTGATGATAATTTAGGTGATAACTTAACGGGAGAACAAAGAAATAATGAAGATTTTAAACATAATAATATGACACCTTATTTACGTGGAAATGTAACTCAAAATACTGATATAGAAAGAATGAGTAATTATACAGATCGTATGAGTGGTAATGATTTATTACGTATGAAAAAGCAAGAAGTACCATGTTTATTTAAACCAGAACCAAATGATCAAGTATGTACTAAAGGTATGAAAAATAATGATGAATTTTTAAAATCTAGAATAATTGATTCAAATTCAAGAAATAATGAGTTTCCAATTCAACAAATAAGAGTAGGTCCAGGATTAAACCGTGGTTATTCATCAAGTGGTGTTGGTGGATTTCAACAATTTGATAATCAAAATTATGCAAGACCAGTAGATTTACAAAGTGTTAAACCAAAAACAGATCAAACGAGTAAAACATTTAAAATACCTTTTCAAGGACCACGAACTAATCAAGTAACTAAAAGACAAATGCAAAATAAAATTGATAAAAATTTACCAGAAAGAACTTTTGAACAAGGAAAAGAAAACTTTTTTGTAACAGGTGGTGCTATTACTAAACCAACAGTAAGATCAAATCAAAATATTACAAATACTAATGCTACAATGACACATATAGATTATAAAGGTCCAGCTAAAGATAATAATAAAATTCAAGATTTAAAGAATGATTATGGCAAATCAAATGTAATTGTATATAGTAATGAAAGAGAATCATATGAAACTAAAACAACAGTTTCAAATTTAACAAGCCTAGTTAGTGCAGTTGTTAATCCATTAATTGATACAATGAAAAATAGTATTAAAGAATTTTTAATTGATGCACCAAGACAAGAAGGTATGATGAATCCACAAATACCTAATGCAGTAACCATTCATGATCCAAATGATACAACACGAACAACAATTAAAGAAACATTAATTCATGATTCAGAAAAATTAAATTTAAAAGGTGAAGATGGAACTTATAATATGATTCAAGATGATGCTAGAACTACAACAAAAGAAACTTTAATTCATGATTCAGCAAAATTAAATTTAAAAGGCGAAGATGGAACTTATAATGCATTATATGATAAAGCTAAAACAACTACTAAAGAAACAGTTGCAATTAAAGATGTTTATAGAAATATTGGTGGAACAATTTATAAAACAATTTCATATAGTCCAGATTTAGTAGCAAAAACAACTACAAAAGAAACAACAATGCATAAAACAGAAGGATTTATGGGTGGAATATTAGAAGGTTTATTTGGTGGATATCTATCTGCTAATCCAGAAGCTAAAAATACTAATAAACAATTTACACATCATGATTATAAGGGTGGAATATCAACCTATATTTCAAATCAAACGTCACATGAAGCAACAGATAATGCTGAAATAGATGGAACACGTGAAAAAATAATAATAGATGCTGCACATACACCTAATGGTGGTCAAAGTAATTTAAGTAAAATCCATAATGGTTCAATAAATATGAAATCTAATAAATCACCAGTTGAAAGTTTAGCATACAGAAAAACACACAATCCAGAAAGAGTATATCAAAATACTCCTAATAGTAATGCATGTGGTATTACTAAAGAAACTGATCAACTTAATTCATATGAAAATCGTTTAGATAAATCAATGGTCTCTTCATTAAAAGAAAATCCATTTAATATCTCTATTAATCCAATTTAATTATTTAATACTAAATTAGGAATATATTTAAAATCATTTTCATTATAATTTTCATTTAATGGTCCAATTCCAATTATTTTTCCATAAAAAAAGTTTTCATTAAAACCTTTTATATACATAAAATAACGATAAACTTCATCATCATAAAACTTACTAGCTTGTATCAAATATTTAATTTTATGTCCATTTATATCAATCATATCATCAAAAATATGTGCATTTAATTGATAAGTATAAATATTTTTATCATAATTAAAATGAATATTCATTGTCTTGTAATTATATTTTTTAAATTTATCACTTAAATTTGAACCTAAATCAAGAATTCTAGCATTATTAATAATTATATCATCAATCATTTTTTATTATAAAATAAAATAAAAAGATCATTTTTTAAATGGCTAATGTAAATTCTAGTTCTGGATTAAGTTTTACAGGTGATCAATCACCAGATTTAAAAACAAGAATATTAGAAAATACTTCTGTTGGTGAAGACGCTGGTGCATCCGTTATTTCATCTAAAAATGTTTTTGTAGGTAAAGAATCTGGTTTCCATAGTAAAAATGTAAATAACTCAATCTTTATTGGTTACAGAACAGGATATAATACAGTTAATACAGAAAAATCAGTATATATCGGTGCAAATACATTAAAGCTTAATAATTCAGGTAATTATAATACAATTGTTGGAACAGATAATGGTATTAATCTAATTAATAGTGATTATAATACTATTTTTGGATATAGTAATTTAAATTCTAGTAAAATTTTATATAACAATTCTATTATTGGAAATAAATCAGCAGATAAATTAAATAATAGTTTTGATAATATCATTATAGGTTCTTATTCTGCTAATCAATTAATTAATGCAAATTCCAATTTATTTATTGGAAATTATAATAATACTTATAATAATATAATTAATGATACAATTACACTTGGTAATACTAATCAAATATCAAATTCTAGCATTGTTTTAGGTAATTATAATAATATTAAATCAGTTGATACAATATCAATCGGTAATCAAGTAAATTCAATTAATGTTGCAATATTCAATTATCCACTTTTATATCATGATATTAATTTAATATTAATTGCAAAATCAAGATTAAATTTAAAACACGTAAATATAAATCCAATAAATAATTTATTTTATGAATCTTTATATAATCCAGAAAAAATATCTAATAAAAATAATATAGATATTAAAAATGTGGAATTTAACATAAAAAGACATGAATTTCATAAAGAAAATAATAATAATATTTTTGAACCAAAATTAAATTTAAATAATTTAATAAATTTTAATAAATATTTTTATAAAATATCAGAACCATTTATTATACCAGCAAATGATATTAAAAATAATATTGATTTTGGTAAATTAAATAAAAGTTTAATTAATCCAAATATAAATTATGAAATATATATAATTGAATATCCAAAATATGGATATTTAGAAAATAATAGATTTAATTTAAATGATATTACAAATTATATTGAATATTCAGAATATAAAAATATTGAATATGATTATATAACATTTGGTTTTATTATTCAAACTCTTAATTTAGAACCATATTTTTCAAAAAATAATTTTGAATTAAAAATTACACGAAATTTTAATTTAGATAAATTTATTGTAACAGATATATATACAAATTTATATAGTCATTTATGGCATGAAAATGAATTTACATTAATTAAAAATAATTCTACAATCTTTATTAATAATAATATAGTTAAAGTAAGTGAAATTTCAATATATAATACATTTCGTATATCAAATTATGAAGATAAATCAACAATATTAATAAATAATAATATTGTTCAACTTAATAAACCAACTAATAATTTTTTACAAAATTCTTTAATTAATGAAAATTATAATTTATATCTATTTTCAAATAATAAATTATTTATTGGTGAATTAAATAATATTGATAATTTACCAAATAAATATTATATTTATATTGAACAACCACCTAAATTTGGATACATTAATAATAATTTAATATTAGTAGAATCCAATAATAATTTTATTGAAATTGATTATACTTTTAAAGAAAGTAAAAGTGATGAATTTTTTATTCGTTTATTAAATGAAACTAAAACATCTATAAATACAGTAACTATTAAAATAACATTAAAAAATTATATAATAAATCATAATAAAATTTTAACAGATAGTTTAATAAATGATAATTATTATTTATTAAATGGAAAAGTAAATCATTATAATAATAATTATATTCTAGATTATATAAATAATTGTAATTTGTTTAATACTATAATATATGATTCATTAGATAACATAAAAGAACAAATAAATACAGGAATAAATATTAATAATATTAATATTGATATCTATCCATTTAATACTGTATCAATATATCAAAAATTAATAGATTATGGATTTCAAAATATAAATGAATCAAATATATTTATTATTGAAGAACCAACATATGGTTATATATCAGATTATAATTATATAAATACAACAAATGAAAATGATAAAATTGAAGTAGTAATTGCTTTAAATAATATAAATTATCAAAGCAAAAATTTATATTATATAAATTTTATTGTTAAAAATAACTATAAAATAACTTATTCAACACAATATATTTATAATAACACATATGAAATAATTAATTCATTATTTGTAGAAAATGTAAATAGTAATGATATATCAATTTATGATATTAATGAAGAAAGTATAATAAATGATAAAATAGTAAATTTTAATAATAATGATTTTATAAAAAATTATAATTTTAGGTTATTTTTTGGTAATTATAATAAGGATTATAATATTGATATTTATCCAGAAATTGAATATGTTATTAAACAAAATTCATTTTATTATAGTCAATTTTTAGAAACACAAATTGAAAATAATATTGAATATATATTTAAAAATACAATTTATGAAAATTTTAAAATAAAATTAACAGTAGAAATTGAAAATGAATTTGAATTTGAATTAATGAATATTTATAATAATTATAAATTTATTATTCAAATTAATAATACTAATATAATATTTGATAATAATAACATTATTTATAATAATTTAAATATTACAAATCCAATTGTTTTTAATAAAAAAACAAAAATAGAAATTACAAATAATTCATTAAATATAGATGATAATAAAGTTATAGATTTAGATATAAATTTATTAGAAAAAATTAATTTAAAATATGATTTAAATGAAAATATTCAAAATATACAATCTGAAAATATTATTTTACATAATTATTTTTTAAAAATTAATTTTATGGATTTTAATGTTCAATATGATATTAATAAAGGTAATAATTTATTAATAGGGAATAGTATAATATCAAATGGTTATAATAATGTATGTTTAGGAAATAGTTTTAATATGTTTGGTAATGAATCTATTATTATTGGTAATAATATAGGTAAAATAGACAATGATTTTGGAATTGATAATAGTTTAATTTTAGGTAATAATTGTTTTACAAATACTGTTCCTAGAAATACTATTGCAATTGGCAATAATATATATTCAAATATTGATAATTTAAATTTAATTGAAGTTAATCAATTATTTTCAAAAAAACCTATATTAATTGGGAATGATCTAGAGTATAATAAAGATAATATATTGAATATAAATGATTCAATAATAGAAACATCAAATTCAATAATAATAGGTAAAGATGGTAAAGAATTATATTTAAAAAATATAAATGTTGCATTTAATAATATAATAAATAGACCAGATATATTTTCAGGTTATTATGAAGATTTAATAAACAAACCAAACTTTAATTTAATTTATTATACTCAAGATTACATTAATAATAATTACTATACATTAAATTATATAAATAATAATTATTATAATCAAAATTACATTAATTTAAATTATTTATCAAAAGATGAAATAGAAAATCATTATTACTCTTGTAATCAAATAAATAATAATTATTATACAGCAAAACAAATAGATAATAATTATGTCTTAAAAGAAACATTAAATAATTTAAAAATAGAAGATTTATCTGGTGTTAGTTTAGGTAAATCTGGTGATTTTCTATCAATAACAGAAAGTAATAATTATATCTTTAAAGAAATATCAAAAGCAGGACAATCCGGAGATTATAACGATTTAGTTAATTTGCCAGATTTAAATAAATATGTAACAAATGATAATATAATATCAAGAAATTATGTTACAGAAATATATTTAAATAATAAGAATTATATTAAAAATACAGACAGTTTTAAAGTAGATAATAATAATAATTCTGAATCATTAATAACAATAAATAAATCAATATTTAAAGATGTTTTAAATATTAAAGATGAAAGTAGTTCAATTTTATATATTGAAAATAATGGTAATATAGGTATAGGAACAAATAAACCAAATTATAAATTAGATGTAAATGGTATAATATCTGGTGATGGATCAAAAATAAAAAATATAAATGTTAATAATTTAACAGGTAAAATTCAAGAAGAATTATTATCAGAAGATGTATTATCAATAATAACAGAAAGATATTTAAATAATAATAATATTTATTTAGATAATTGTAATTTTAGTATTGGTAATAAAAATCCAGATAATATATTTCAAGTTACAAATAATAATAGTAATTTATTAGAAGTATCTAAAAATGAAGTAATTTTAGGTTGTTCTTTAATTCCAAGTTTAAATAATACTTTTGATATAGGAAAACCAGATAAAAAAATACGTGATATATATCTATCTGAAAATTCATTATGGATAGGTGATACACATAAAATGGTAGTATCAGAAGGTGAAGTTAAATTTAGAAAAAGAGTAACTAATGTAGTTCCTACTTCTATAATAAATGCCGGTGGTTCTGAACAAGGTGTATTAGAATTTTTAAATAGAACAAGTTCAACTACAATTACAAATTTAAGTGAAATTACACTTGCAAATTGGACAGATTATATGATATATTTAAGTCATGGAAATCTAGTTAATATTGGTGATATTTTTACTGAAAATATAGAAGATTATGAATCAGAAAGTTTAACATCCATTTGGAATATTAGTGATAATACTTCAAATATTTATTTAAATTTTGAAAATTGTAAATTAGGGATTGGTAATGAAAATCCAATAGTTTCTTTGGATATTGAAAGAACAGATGGTATAAAAATACCAGTTGGAACAATTTCAGAAAGACCATTAGAAGAAGTAAATTTAATTGGTTGTATTAGATACAATACAACTTGTAATATATTTGAAGGTTTTGATGGTAATAATTGGTTATATTTTGGTGATATTAGAAAATTAGATTATTATAGTTGTAATGTTATTGATAATAAATTTTATACACAAAGTGTAATTAGTAATAATAAATTAATACAAACTAGCAATATTTTAAATAACAAATTAATACAAAATACTAATTTATTTGATAATAAATTATTATTTGAAAGTAATTTAGTTAATGATAAATTAAATGAAATTAATATTAAAAATAGTAACTTAATTGATAATAAATTGTTATCTGAAAGTAATTTAGTAAATAATAGATTTAATGAAATTAATATTAAATTAATACAAAATAGTAATTTAGTTGATAATAAATTGTTACTGGAAAGTAATTTAGTTAATGATAAATTTAATGAAATAAATATTAAAAACAATAATTTAATTAATAATAGATTATTAAATTATTATGAAAAATTTGAAATAGATGAAAAATTAAATAACATAGATTTAACAGATTATTATACTCAAAACCAAATAGATGAAAAATTAAGTAACATAGATTTAACAGATTATTATACTCAAAGCCAAATAGATGAAAAATTAAGTAATATAGATTTAAATGAAAAATTAAGTAATATAGATTTAACAGATTATTATACTCAAAGCCAAATAGATGAAAAATTAAGTAATATAGATTTAACAGATTATTATACTCAAAGCCAAATAGATGAAAAATTAAGTAATATAGATTTAAATGAAAAATTAAGTAATATAGATTTAA